TCAAAAATCGCTATCTTCCGTCAGTTTTTCGGCAGGTTTGACACCTTCCGGGATAGGTTTGACATTCGGCCTCAGCCTTGACATCGCCGATCTTGCCAATGCCATCTGCTCAGCAGCACGGGTGTAACGGGCGACCTCGCTGAGGCTCCGGTGCCCCGTTATGGCGGCGATCTGGTGGGTTGTGCAGCCGGCTTCTGCGAGCCTTCGGGCCGCGGCTTTTCTCAGACCATGCGGGCTGCATCCAGGCGGCAATCCGGCTTCACGACACCAGTCGATAAACTGATTGTAGAAGTTATTCACTGACATCGGACGTCCCTTCTCAGTCGCCAGGAACGTCCCTGCCCCGTTCGGCTGCCACTGATCCAGTTCGATGCGCAGCTGCTCGTGAATAGGGATGACCAGTTCGGTACTTGTCTTCTGCTGACGGAGGTGGATGCCGTTCGCACTTACGGAACTTGGCCCCATCTTCACCACGTCGCTTCGGCGCTGCCCCGTATAGAGCAGTAAAGCCAATGCCAGACGCTCTTTCGTGCCACTTGGCCAGCGGGCTTCGTATCGGGCAATCTCATCATCTGTCCATGAATGGATGCCGTCGCTTTTGATCTTCATGCGTGGAACACCAGCCGTCGGATTGCTCTCGGCCCAGCCCATATGGATGGCGTGTTCCATCAGCATGGAGAGCAGTCTCAGCATCCGGTTCGCAGTCGTCGGCGATTCGTTATACCGGCTCATGATCATCCGCACATGACGGCTTTCCATGAGCAGGACGGGATTGGCGGCGTAGTCTGCGCCTCTCATGCGTTCCAGCAAGCGCCGATAAACGGCCTTCGTGCTCTCTTCGAGCGTCTTGAAATGCGCGGTGGCGTACCAGGACTCGATCACATCTCTCAGACTGCCAGTGGGCGTCACCTGCGCTGCGTCGAGCCCTCGCGGCTCCGCACCTGAAACCGCAGCCTGATAAGCAGCGATGAAACCCGGATCCCGCAGATCCGGAAGCGCCATCCGTTTCTGACCCTTCTTGCGGAAATAGTATCTGACCTTCCCATGCCGATCCCTGAAACGCTGGATGTAGGGCAGTCTAAGGGTGGTCAACTCATCATGTCCCAAGGGTTGGCAGAAGCTGGCAGCTCTGTCCCGCCGCCAGCCTGCTGATCGATCCAGCGGTCCAGATCCGAGACAAGATATCCCCGCCGACGAGCCGACAGGGCAATCTGGCGCACATGGGGAAGAACCTGAGTTCTGAACGTCCCGACCGACATCGCCAGATAGGATGCCGCATCGCCAATATCGAGAACGCGCGGCGGCATCTGAACAATTTTCCCGCTCATGCCCGTTCCTCCCCGTCCATGGCTGTATCCAATGTGTCTCGCAGGATTAGGCCACTGCCCAGTTTGCGACACTGGGGCCCCGAACAATCCCAGATAATCCACATATTGATTCGATGGTTTGGGTCCCCTCCGAACTGATGGAAACCAGCCGTCAGTTTGTTAGCCTCCAACCAGTCCAGCCGCTCCGTGTCAGTGCGCTGGGTCATCACCATGTATCCAGATGAATGTCGCTGCCCTGGTATTCGTCATCAGTCCACTTCGGAGGTGGCGCAGGCTCTGCAGTAAGGGCGCGCCAGATCTTCTTGAGCCATTTCTTCATTTCGCGTTGGCCCTGAGTGCTTCCCGCTTGATTGTGGCGAGTGCGTTGTGGATTACATTCATGCGTAACGGCTCCCGAAGTCCGTCAGGTCTACCGAGATTTTCCCAGCGAAAGACGGGGCGCTGACGGTCGCGACCAGACGGCTGCCGAGATAGATATCGTGGGCGCAGATCGTGCGGCGCGTGTCTTCTTTGGCGCGGCGTTCGGCGTCGCGATACTCGGCAAAGCCTTGATCCCGCTGAGGGCTGGGTCGCATTCCCAACAAGGTGACACGAAAGAGATCCGGTGATCTGGATGACGCTCTCATGGCGCCTCCTTCGGGCCGAGCCCCTGCATCCATGCATCAGCCTTGGCGATGACAAGGCCGGTAATGAGCCCTGCCCCGTACAACCCGACGACGAGAGCGCACGGGAGGAACACGTCCATGATCTCAGTGGACATCGCGCGCTCCCGGAAGAAGGTCCGTGCAGAAGCGAACGAAGCTCACGCTACGAAGACCGCGGGCTGGCGGGGCTGAGCGCTCGAGCAGCTCGTCCAGCGTGTGCGGGCCGGACGCGACGGGTGGCTCGGGAAACGGCACCGGATCGGCCGGCCGTGTAGCGTGCAGCAGAGCGACCAGTTCGTCCTCTACTTCGTTCGCTGTCTGAGCATAGGCTTTGGCGATGCCTGCGTTGGGCGCATCTTTGGCCCGCTCCCGCGCATAGATCAGGCAGACACGTTTCTCACGTGCCTTGCCCTGAACGGCGACAGACCGGCCCGACAGATATTCTGCGAACGTGCGGTCCGTATGACCCCGCAATAGAGGGTGAAGCGGGCGCAGTAAGGGAGCGGAAGCGGCAGCACTGAGGCTGATGGTTGCGTGAGACTGGCGCGCCTCACCTGCAGGCAATGACATATCGATCTCCATCGCGTTCGTGCGATGGAGATAGTTTCACCAGAAGAAACTTATTGGTCAATAAAAAATTTCATTAGAAGAAATTTCTTATTTTCCTTTCATTGCTTTTCCAGCATTGATCCACGCATCAAATGCTCCAGCATCCAAGCTAGCTGCCAATGCAGCAGCCTCTTTATATCGCTGTGACATATCGAGCTCAGAAGGATCGAAGAGAAGGGACTCCGGGGTAGTTTCAAGAATTTCTGCTACCCGCACGAATTGCGATAACGTCATATTAACCTTGCCATTCAGCCATTTAGAGACTGACGGCTCGGACATATCTAATGCTTCAGCCAATTTCCGTTGCGTATATCCCTTGAGCTTCATCCATGCCTTAACAAACCGAAGAGTGTGACGGTTTTTGGCGACTTCTTGAGGGGAGAGCTCTTTCTCGATCATGCTGCCATTTTGGCGCCTAAAGCGAAGGAGCGGGATACCTCCACATGAAAACTTTCTTGACCTGAAAGTTTCATCAGAATAAATTTTCTGCATGTCGTTGAAAGCTATCCTCATCGAGCGCGGGATCACCCAGACTCAACTGGCTGCACAAGTGCAAATGAGCGAGCCGACCGTATCCCGGTGGGTGAAAGGGGCTTCGTACATCCCCACGCACAAGCTGAGAGAAGTCGCGTCAGCTCTGAATGTCTCACTGGACGCTCTCGTGCCGCTTCCTTCGACAAGATCCAATAACGATCCGCAGCAAGGTTCGACTAGGGGAGCAGCAGCATGAGCATCCTTCATACCCTCAAACGTAAACTCCGCTCATGCCGCCGTCAGCAAGATGGTGTCTTGCTGAGCTTACAGTCTTTCATCTCACCTCCGATCCTTGCGATGAGTGAGACCTCTCCCTTCTTGCAGTTTTCGTTAAAGAGCAGGCTATTCGTTCCGATTTTTGAAGTAACCACCCGGGACGATCACGATAATCAGCCTATTGTCAGAGGCTGGTCCTATGTACGGTGGCGACATTTTATCGCCCATATTCTCATCGCAGGATGGCCGGATCTTAGCGACGAGGCCAGTTTGCGGTCATTTCGTTACACGACTTTGTTGCAAATTGGCATCCGATGCTGCCCTGTCTACCGTTTTCGAAGCCGGGATTCTGATCATGCCAATCCAAACAACGCTTCACGGAAAAACGATCAAGTAAAGTTGACTGAAAATGGTTGCGCTCGCCTTTGGCTTCGAACCGTGCTCCGCATTTTTCGCAGCTGCCGATTTCATACATGCAAATCGTCTCCTGTTGGTTGTGAGAAACACAGGATGAACGATCACAGTCGAGGATGCGAGTCCTCGACTGCGCTTACTGGAGCAGCAGTGTGAGCATTTCCGACAATTTCTCGCGTGTGCTTGGATCAGACTGCTGCTCACAAAAAAATATTGCGCAGGATGCGGTAAAATCAGCGGGCTTTAATGCATCTCGCCTTTGGGTTTCTGGAGAAGAATTTCGGCAGCGTCGAGCAGGTCGCGTCCCAGTTCAGCAGCCGTCTGCGGCGACAGGGAAAACTGCTCGAGCTTATCGCCTTCCGGGAAGTGCTCTGGCGCGGTTGCGGCCTTTACCTGAAGCACGACAGCACCGTCCTGAATTACCACCGTGCGGAAGCCTGTCAGGCTCGAGATATCGAGATTTCCGTCTTTCTTCAGTTTCCATTCGTCAGCCATGTGTCATCGCTCCATTCACTATAGATGCGCGCAAGATGGCTGATCGTGCTGCGGGGGTGAAGCCATGAATCACGCCCCTGCCCTCAAGACGGCTACGCAACTGGCCGTTCGTGCGATTGGCGGCATTGATGCTGCGGCAGCTGTTACCCGCGTCGGTCGGGCTCGGATTTCGGAATATCAAAACCGAAACTCCACGACGACAGTCCCGGTGGATATCGCCATTGTGCTGGACGAGTTCGCCCAGGAGCCTTTCATTCTCCAGACCATGGCGCATGAGCTCGGCTACAACCTGACGCCGATCCAGTTGGGTCATGGGGATGTGGCCGAGATCATGGAGGACGTGGCGGATAAGGCCAACGACACCATGAAGATGACGATCCGCGTTCTGGCGGATGGCATCGTGACGGTCGAGGAAGCCCACAGCCTTGGCCACGAGCTGACCAAGCTGCGCCGCGTTGTCGATCATGCCCTCAAGATGGTGCGCGGGATAGAAAAGACGGGAGCCTCGACATGACGCTCCAGATCCCCGTCACGTTCGATCGGGACAACATCCCGGCCATGGCCTTCCTGAAAGTTCTGCCGGCCGAATTACGCGGCGTTTTTCATTCTCTGATGGATGCTCTGAAATCGGCCCGTGACGTGGTGTTCCGTGTCGGTGGCCGTGCGCTGGATGATGTGCAGGTCGCACAGATGGCCTGTGAGAACGTCGAAGTATTGCGCCGCGTCCTGCCGGAACTCGAGTTCACGCGGTTTATCCTGCGAGACGAAGACGGCGCGCTCTACAGCCCTCACCTCGTGGAACGGCAGATCAGGCGCGCAGAGCGCGCTGCGGCCCGTGCCGAGCAGCAGCGTCGTCTGGAAGAGTTTCAGGCTCGTCAGGACGCAGGTGAATTCGCGCCGGAAGCGTCTGTGAAAGTGATGACCTCCCGCGCCAATGCGGCCAAAGGTGGCCGTCCACGCAAGGGCGAGACATCCGAGCAGGCACGGGAACGCCGTGAGCGCGAAGCTGTTGAGCAGCGTGAAATGCGGTTGCTGTCGTCTATCGACGGTGGGGCGATTTCAGAAACCGAAAACCAAAACCAGTTTTCAAAAGCGGTTTTGGTTTCCGGGGTTTCGGTTTCAAAACCGGTTTCTGGGTTTTCCGTAGATCTAGAATTAGAGAAAGATATATCCCCTTCTGATTCTAATTCTACGAAACCGGCAGAAACCGAAACCGACAAACCGGCCTTGGAGATTTCAGAAGCCCTGATCTCCCAGACTGTCGCCCGCGTCCTCAAGGTTGGACGTCTGCCAGACGGTCAGGCCGGGTTCGCCAAGAGCATCTGCGGGCGTTTCCTTCGGGATGGCGTTCCAGCCAATGTGCTGGTCGAGGCTGTGAAGCAGCATGCCGAGAAAATGGCTCTGAATGGCGACACAGCTTACAAAATGGGCGCTTTCCGCAAGCCGATCGAACGGTTCTGGGCCGATCATCAAGCCGGCGTCTCAACCGCACCTGCCCCGGAGCCAGTGGCTCGGGAAGACTGGGAAGATCAGGCACTGGAAGTCTATGCCAAGGCACAAGAGGTCTGGAGCGAAGCCTTCCGCCTGAAACGAGACTTCTCGGCTGTTAAGCGGGACTGGCCGGAGCTGGCGAAAGCCCATGATCTGCCGACCTGCCCTGTCGAGCGCGCCGCATATCTGGACTGGTACCGCCCGCAGGCGCAGGCCGCATGAAGGCGCTGCGCAGAGCCCTCGCCTCTTTCACCCATTCCGAATTCCTCACGATCCGTTCTGAACGTGACCAGGCGCAGCATGCTGCCCTGGCACTGAAGCGGATCGTCGCGGATCAAGCCCTGGAGATTGTCACGCTCCAGGCCCGTCTGGCTCGGCTCGCCTCGAACCGGGACGCCGACGGCCGATTTATGAAGCGCAACCCCACATGAACGTGGAATGCAAATGACTACTGCCGCTGAGGCAACTCGACCAATTGAAGAAGCCGTCCCCATGCAGGGGGCTTGGAAAAACCGCATTGCTCTGGCTGAACTGGACCAAGGAAAAGACCGACCACCAACCAACGTCCTGCGCCGAGGAGCTGGTCTCTACGGTTTGCTACGCTCCGGCACGATCACACAACGCCACGTCGACGCCGCCCAACGATGGGCCCGTGATTTCGAGACCGGCATCATGGGCGCCTCAGATCCTGAGCGCCGCGGATCCGGTGGCGGAGATATCCACGACATGCTCATTGCCCGTTCCGCCGCTGTGGCACGCTGTGAATACGTCCGGCGGACCTTGGGGCGATATGCGTCAGATCTGCTGGTGTTACTAGTCCTTGAAGGGCTTTCGTTAGGGAAGATCGCCGAGCATTACGGAAAAAATCGCCAAGGTATTGCCGGAGCGATCGAGCTTTTATTGGAGCAGCTATGCGAAATAATGAATAATAAAAAATAGTCTTAGCGTAATTATCGGAATACTCTATAAGTAATATCCGATAATTACATTTATTTCATATTTTTTGCAAAAACAGAAAAAATATTTGGCAATTGACATTTTGATGCAAAATTACTCAATGTAATTTCGGCTCTACGAATATTACCTTTTGGTTTAGTATCTCCAAGCAATCCCGTTGTCCATTCAGAAAACTCCACGGCTAGTTTTTCCAGCCATACTGTAAAGAATTTAAGAGCGAACTTACCTCTATAACGTGTTTTATCATCAAGAGCACTGAATTCTTTTTTCAACGCAGCAAGCGTTACAGGATCAGGCTCTGTTTTGAACGGAACAATACTTTCAGCCGAGAAATTTGCAGCAGTTACACTGCCAACGTTAATTATTGCGATCTGCGTAAGAGTTTTTGGTAAGCGCTGGGAGATCTCTATATGGTTTTTCCGAGCGATAAAAATTCTTTCATTAATCCGATATGTAATAGAAAGAAAATTTTTATAATCATCAACAAATAATTCTATTATTTTATTTCTTAAGCCCGGAACCTCATGACATGGAAATACATCTCTAAGCAAAGAGCTTAAAGTGTATACACTAACTAAGTAATTTTCTACAGAATAATATGAGGTAAGGAAAATATTATCTACTGCGCCAAATCCATGAAGATCATCATAATCTCTATCAACAAAGAATGTAATACCTTCTTTCGCACCACTTCTATCTTTATGTAGTGAATTATATAGAGTTCTAACCTCCTTTTTCCCACCACATGGGAAAGGTTCATAATCCCACCCCGGTTTCACCATCTGTAACCACTGTCCATAAATTATTTTATCATCATCTCCTTCCAAGACGATTATTTTAACATTAGAAAAATTTGATCTGAAAGATAAAAACCTAGTCTTTATAACTGCGCTTGAATCTCGTGAAGATTTTAGCCTCTCTAAATACATATTATCTATAACGCCTTTAGAGGGATTATTCATCAATATCTTCCTCGTTATTATAAATTGTATTTACTTCACCTGCCTCTTCAAACGACTGAATTGCTCCCGCGAATGGCTCGAGATCATTGTCAAAAACAAAGGGGGAGTGAGTTATAGCAATGACCTGACTGCAGGAGGGGGCACCCAAAACATCAACTAGAATTTCTCTTTGCCAATCAATAGATAAAGAAAGCTCTGGCTCATCAATCAAGACAATCTTTTTATTTGGGTATAAAAACATTTTAGCAAACAGAGAAATCATCTGTTTTTCGCCTGATGAAAGCGCATCAAGCGCCACCCGTCTGTTTCCAGGAAGACTTTCGACATGCACCCGGAAATTAGATCTATTTATTTTTAATATCTTCCCATCAAGACGCATTGACGGAAGCGCACCTATTTCTGTGCTCGGCTCGCTTGAAATTAAATATTTATTGCAATTTTCAATAAAATCATCGACTGGCTTTTCGATTTCTTTTATAGATTTAATAATTGAGTTTAATTTAGATAAAAAATAGCTTAAAAACTTGCTAGATGACGTATCCACTCCTTCCCGTGTATTAATTTTGGTAAGATTCGGAAGTGAGATCGTTGGAAAAGGCTCTTTTCGTCTACTATTTCTTAATCGTTCAAAGAATATTTGTAGTTCATCTTGATCGGGAACTTCAGAATAAGATGCAGAATCAGATTCAAACGAACCGTCCAATAACTCATTGATAATATCTGCACTAATTTTGCGATATTCTTCGTTAGAGTTAACAATAATGTGATGATTAAGGTAACTCAGTCTTTCTGAAATATCCGATAATCCGAACTGAATTTCACCCGTAAAAAGACTACCATCAGCAACTTCAAATATAGGTTTCCGTCTCTTTCTATATAGTTCACTCGGATCACCACGTAGAGTTAATTCAACACGCCTATATGTTGGAAGATAAACAATTTCATAGCCATTTAAGTTCTCTTGTATAGTAGAAAATATTTTCCATATATTTGATTGCCTTTCATAAATATTAAATCTAACCCTATCAAGAATTGTGAATAATTCTTTTCTATTGTAATCAAATGAGCTCAATAATGATCTTGATATATTAGAATCGTATGGGTATTCAAAAATTTTATGTTTGTCGTCATAGTCATCTATTATATAATTAAATAGATCTGTAGGCTCAATGCCAGATCTTGCAGCCAGTGATACAAAAGCTACTTCGTTAGGAATCTGTAAAAATTCAATTATTTCTGAGTGAGTTAAAACTAGATCTTCATTTTCATTCGATAACCTGCACCTTATCTCTCTAAACTCTAAATTTCTTAAGCGTGAAAACTGAAGACGCAAAAAAGCATCTAAAGCGCCAAGAAGAGTTGTTTTACCCGAACCGTTCCGAGCGATTAAAATAGTTGCAGCATTTTTCGATGTAAGAGAGATAGATCGATAACCATAAAGGCCTTCAATTCCAAAATATTGGATCAAAGCAGGTTTAGAAGCTTGTGAAAATGTTTGAGAATCTTCGCGAATAGATTTTCCGTTTGGGGGCAAGGGTAAATTTTCCATAAATACCTTCCTAGAACTTGGATAGACGCTTCCATAAAATTTGACACAACACAAGAAAATTATCTTATTGTGTCTACATGAAAACAAACCATATATATGCTAGTAATTTAAAGGTAATATTTTTGATTATCTTCATATTTAAAGGTATATGTGTTTTTCACTTATAATTAACTGATACGAATTTTGATTTGTAGAATATCATATTTTCCCTCCTTGACCCAAAACAGAACTATACGGTAAACGTTTAATCTCTTCCGAGGTCTGTGCCCCAAAGGCCTTACGAAGTTCCTGTTATTCTGCTCTCTATCTTTCATAAAGTTCTCCATATTACGGATTGAACTACTGAAACCCGACAGGATAACCCATGGTTATCTGACAATCCTATCGAGAAAGAGCGTCAGATAACCCGCTACCAGAACCTAATACCCGTCCGATAATCAGCGTTATCTGACGGTTTTTCGGGGTTTCCGCAGGACCGGAAACCTTTATAAATCAATGACTTGTCGGAGAGTTGGGCCAATGGCACCAGCGATGGGCGCAAAAACGTCCCGTATCTCTGATGACGATCGCCTCCTGAATATGTGGCTCCATAATCGCTCCGGGAACACGGCCCGCGCCTATCGCGCAGACGTGGGCAGCTTTCGCCAGTGGGCTGACAAGCCTCTTGCAGATGTCGTCCTGGACGACCTGCAAGGGTGGTTTGACTATCTCAAGGGATCGGATGCCACCCGCCGCCGAAAGCTGGCATCCATCAAATCGGCTCTGGCCTTCGGGGTCCGCGTCGGTTTTCTGGATGTGGACGTTGGCGCGGCGCTACGCCTCGAGCGCGGGCGAGATCGTCTCAGTGAACGCATCCTCACCGAAGAGGATGTGCGGCGTATCATCGACATGGAGGAATGCCCACGAAAGCGGGTTGCCCTTCGCGTTTTGTATTTCATGGGTCTGCGCATCTCTGAGATGTGCGCCCTCACCTGGCGAGATATGACACGGCGTCAGCAGGGAGGCGTGGCCTCCGTGTTCGGCAAGGGAAACAAGACACGGCATGTGCTTGTGCCCGCAAAGCTGTGAAAAGAGCTCGTGGCTGTGAGAGCTGATAACTGGCGTCCTGAAACGCCAATTGTCCCCGGCCACGATGGGAGCGCGCTTCACTTGAGAGCTGCACATCGCCTCGTGAAGCGGGCGGCGAAGCGTGCCGGATTACCAGATGCCTCGGCGCACTGGTTCCGGCACGCCCACGCATCACACGCCCTGGACAACGGCGCGCCTGCGCATGTCGTCCAGCAGACTTTGGGACATTCCGACCTGAAGACCACGACACGCTACGCCCACGTCCGCGAGGGCGACGGCGGCGCCAATTACCTAAAAGACTGACGCCTCACGAGACTGCGGCGTCGGGCACCATTGGAGGACACATGAGCCATCGATACCGACGCCGACCCGAAACGCCTGCCGAGATCCGGGCAGAACACGTAGACTTCTGGACGCGTGCGGCCGAGCGCTACGAACGCACGGCGCAATATGCGCGAATGCCAGGAATGAAGATCTGGGCTGCAGCCGAGGCGCGCCACGCCCGCGCCATCGAGACCAAGCGCAAGCGAGAACAGGCATGACCCACAATCCCGACGATTACATGATGGATTCCGCTGGCCGTCTGGTGCCGCGGGCGAACGTGAAGCCGGAAGACCTTTTGCAGGACGAGCTGGTGCGCAAGCTGTTCGAGCAGGCCCGCACTATCCGCGAAACCATGCGTCAGTTTCGTGAGACTGCGGACGGCGACATTCGCGCCTTCCTCGACCTTCTGGCTGATCAGTATGGAGCCAAGAAAGGCGGTGCCAAGGGCAATCTGACGCTGTCGACCTATGACGGCTGCGAGCGCGTGACGATTGCCATCAGCGACACCATCACGTTCGGCCCTGAGCTCCAGATCGCCAAGGAACTGGTGGACAGCTGCCTGACGCGCTGGACGGAAGGCGGCAACGCCAATATCCGCGCCGTCGTCACCGATGCCTTTGACGTCGGCAAAGAAGGCAAGCTGAACGTGTCCAAAATCCTCGGACTGCGCCGGCTTTCGATCGACGATGATGAATGGAAGCGCGCCATGCAGGCCATCACTGACGCGGTGAAGGTGAACGCATCGCGCAGCTACATCCGTTTCCATGAACGCGCATCACCGGACAGCGCGTTCATTCAGGTCCCCCTGGACATCGCCAAGGCATAAAAAGGCCGGAACAGCGGTCGGCCTTTCAAAGTTAATGGCGCCTTCTCCTGATTGAGAAGCAGCAGGCATAATCTCTGATCTGGCATACGGGCTGAGCATCAGTCTTCACGCAGGTTTACTCTGACGATGAACGCCATACCCGATTCGTTATTCGGATCTCGCATAATAGTTTTGAAGGATGATGGAGCCGGAATGTCACATCCTTCCTCGATCATTCCTTCGATGTGAAACGTCAAAGCCTCATGAGCCATGACGCGTGCATCTTCCAAGGTGTCGCCAGCCGTTGCGCATCCCGGAAAGTCCGGGAAACTAACACCGAAATCACTATCGGGATCTTTGTGGATGATGCCGAGGTATTCAGTCATCGCACTGTCTCATGAGACAGTGCGGCTTTAAGCGCCTCGTTGATCCTCGTCTCCCAGTCCGAGCCTTGTCGCTGGAAAGCCTCAAGGATGTCAGCATCCAGCCACAAAGTGACCTGCTGCTTTGGGTGCGGGTCGACCAGACGGCCGCGGCGCACGACTTTCTCACCCTTTCGAAATGTCGCGGCTTCAAAGAAAGCATCAGTGAGTTCCGGAATGTCGTCCGGGTCAATCCATTCTGGCTTCCCACTGTTGTTATCTGTCGTCATGGCTGCACCTCATGGACTTAGGGTAACCACACATAACAGGCGACAAACATCATGGCACTGCTGCGTTGCATCAACAGCGGGCTGACAGTGCTGGACACCAGCATCGCCCGCGACCCGCCCAAGCGCGCAGACGCGTTCTATGTCTCGAAGGAATGGCGCGCCCTGATGGGCACCATCCTCAAGCAGCGTGGACGCGTCTGCGAGCGCTGCGGCCGGTCTGGCTGCCGGATCTTCGGCGACCACATCGTCGAACTGAAGGACGGCGGCGCCAAGCTCGATCCGGCGAACGTCCAGCTGCTCTGCGGCTCGTGCCACACGGCCAAGACGGCGCGGGCAAAATCGCAGCGCGCGGCGAAAAGCTGGTGAAAAACGTCTGAAAACCGCCATTTTCTCGCGTTTTCGACCCAAAAGGCGACCGAAACGGTACAGATTGAGGGGGCGGGTCAAATCTTCGGCCCGACCCCAGGGGCGTAACCGCGCCAGTTCCACGCGTGAAAAATTTTTCTGAAATTACGAAATGAGGTGCGCACCATCCTGCGCAGGACGGTCCAGAATGTCGAAAAAACCGCCCGCAAACTGGGAGGAGATTGCCAGCGCCTACTGCGCAGGAAGCCTGTCAAACCGCCAGATTGCCAAGCAATTCGGGATTGCCGAAAGCACCCTGCGCAAGCGCATCGCGTCTGAAGGATGGGAGAAAACAGGTGCGCAAAAGGTGCGCACTTCCGCTCCAAAAGTGCGCACGCCTACGCAATCCAGAGCAGTTGAGCAAAAGCGCCCCTTGCCGATCGTCGCCGAAGCCATCCCGGACGACATCGAGGGCCGCCTGCTCTGCCTGGCAGAACGCATGACCGAAGAACTGGAGAACGCGACGACGCATCTCGACGAGATCATTGAGACCATCGACGAGGAAACCGCTGACGACAAAAGCCCTCGGCGCAAAGCGGAAATGATGAAGGCCGTCAGCCACACAGCGCGGGCAAATATTCTCAAGACGCTTGCGCAGTCCGTCGTGCTGCTGGGCGGTAAGGCTACGGGAAAAAAGGGCAAAAAGGAGCAGCTGAAGGATGCTGCTGACACGGCATCTTCAGGGAAATTTGCGCCCATGACTCAACCCAAACTGGTAGTGAACAATGGCAAGCGACAGGACAGTTAAAGTCAGCTCTCGGGGGCGGAAACCTGCATCCAGACGGACCGGAATGCGCAAGGCTCTCAAGCAGGCTCCTGTCATTCCTGCGCTTACCTGGTCAACGGCGTGCCCCACCTGGGAAAAGCGCATTGTCGCCGGCGAAAGCATCATCCCCTGCCCGCCGCTTTTCCCTGAGGCTGCCAAACAGGGCATGGACGTCTTCAATGCCCTGAAGCTCGTCGACGTGATGGGCGAGCCGACGATCGGGGAATCCTGCCGGCCATGGCTGAAGGACTTCGCGGAATCCTTCTTCGGGTCCTACGATCCGGAAACCGGCGTTCGACACATCAGCGAGTTCTTCCTGCTGGTCAGCAAGAAGAACACCAAATCGACCATCGCAGCCGGCGTCATGCTGACCCAGCTGGTGCTGAACTGGCGGCGATCGGCTGAATTTCTGATCCTGGCACCAACCAAGGAAGCGGCTGACAACGCCTTCAAACCGGCACGGGACATGGTCCTGAACGATCCGGATCTGGACGCGATCTTCCACGTCCAGCAGTACAACCGCATCATCACCCACCGGCAGACCGGGGCGACGCTCAAGGTCGTGGCCGCTGACGGTCAGTCGGTGGTCGGCAAGAAGGCGACCGGCATTCTCGTCGACGAGCTTTGGGAGTTTGGCAAGAAGCCGACAGGCGAGAACATGCTCATGGAAGCCATGGGCGGCATCTCGTCGCGCCCTGAAGGTTTTGTGATCTATCTGACCACCCAGTCAGAGGAAGAGCCAGCCGGCGTTTTCAAATCAAAGCTGGACTATGCCCGCTCCGTCCGGGACGGGAAGATCCAGAACAGGAAGTTCTTCCCGGTCATCTACGAGTTTCCGGCCGCGCTGATTGAGGCTGAGAAGCACAAGGATCCGGATTACTGGTACGTCACCAATCCGAACCTCGGCCTGTCGGTCGGAACCGAGTTCCTGATCAGCCAGTTTGACCAGCAGAAAGAAGCTGGCGAAGGCCCGCTTCGGGTCTGGATGGCCAAGCACCTCAATGTGCAGGTCGGGCTTTCCTTGCGAGAGAAAGCCTGGGCAGGCGCGAAATACTGGGAGCAGCGAGGGGATCCCAACCTCACCCTGGACGATGTGGTCAGACGCTCCAGTGTCCTGGTCGTGGGGATCGACGGTGGCGGCCTGGACGATTTCCTGTCCATGGCCGTTCTGGGCTGCGATGCCGAGACCGATGAGTGGCTGCACTGGCAGCGCAGCTGGGTCTATTGCGACGTCCTCAAGACCCGCAAGGAAGAAGCGCCCCGTTATCTCGATTTCCAAAAACAGCGTGATCTCGTGCTGGTCACAACGATGCAGGACGACATCATCGAACTGGGCGAAATCGCCGCGGATCTGAACCGGTCGGGAAAACTGGCGCTGATCGGGCTCGACCCGGCTGGCGTGGCGGAGATCGTCTTCGAGCTACGTCGGCAGGAGATTGAGGAAAGCCAGATCGTCGGTGTCAGTCAGGGCTGGAAGCTCACTGGCCCGATCAAGACGCTTGAGCGCAAGCTGGCAGATGGCTCTTTCCACCATGGCGGCCGGCCGATCATGGCCTGGGCCGTTGGCAATGCAAAAGCCCAGGCCAAAGGCAACAACATCGAGATCACCAAGCAGCTGGCGGGCGGAAAGAAGATTGATCCCCTGATGGCGCTGTTCGATGCGGTGGCCTGCATGTCCAAAAACCCAAGCCCTCCCAAGAACGGGCGCGTCGATGACTTCCTGAAAGGGGGGATGCTTAGCGCATGAAAATGCCAAAAGCCCTCACCGGGCTGCTCACCAAGGCGGCCAATGCGATGGCCCTGTCCATCACAGGGGTCAGCCTGACGGATCTGCGCCTCGGGGCATTCATGGCGGGCGGCCCGACGCATTCCGGACAGATGGTCACCGTTGATACGGCAATCCAGCTGGACACGGTCTGGGCCTGCATCCGGCTTCTGTCCGAAACCATCGCCTCCCTTCCGCTGAAGCTCTACCAGCGGGAGACAGAGAACACGTCCAACGTCGCGCGCTCACATCCCCTCTTCTCGATCCTGTACGATAAGCCGAATGCAGACATGACGGGCGTCGAGTTCTGGGGCTGTATGGTGGCCTGCCTGCTCGCCTGGGGGAACGCCTTTGCCCAGGTGGTGAGGCGTGGCGACGGAACGATTATCGCGCTCAACCCGCTTCGGCCGGATCGCATGACAGTGCGACGGGATCCGAACACGGGCGCGCTGATTTACACCTACGCCTGGCAGCAGCAGATCCTGACGCTGTCCGAAACCGAGATTTTCCATATCAAGGGAATATCGTTTGACGGCCTGATGGGTCTGTCACCGATCACGGTCGGTCGGCAGAGCCTTGGCACGGCCATGGCGGCTGAAGAAACCGCCGGAAAGACCTTCCGGAACGGTCTTCAGACCCAGAATTATATCAAGGCTCCCGCCTACCTGACAGACGAGCAGCGCAAGCTCGCGAAAGCCTCCCTTCAGGACTATGCGGGCGCGATCAATGCTGGGAAAACGCCTCTTCTGGAGGGCGGATGGTCCGTCGAAAGCATCGGCCTGAATCCTGAAGCGGCGCAGCTGCTCCAGAGCCGCACTTTCAACGTGCAGACCATCTGCCGGTGGTTCGGTGTCCAGCCGGTCATGATTGGCAGCATGGAGAAATCCACGGCCTGGGGCACCGGCCTGGAACAGATGAACCTCTGGTTCCTGCAATATGCCCTGATGCCCTGGCTGGTACGGATCGAGCAGGCCATTTCACGCTGCCTGCTCAGTCCTGCAGATCGTCTGTCCTACTTCGCCAAGCACAATGTCGACGCCCTGCTGCGGGCCGACACGGCCGCGCGGACGGCCTTCTACATTGCGGGGCGGCAGAATGGCTGGATCACGGCGAATGAGGTTCGGGAGAAGGAAGAAATGGCCCCAATGGAGGGCGGAGACATGCTGACCGTTCAGGCGCAGATGATCCCGCTGTCCGATGTCGGAAAGTCTGCCGTGCAGCCCACGCTGAAGCCCGTTCCGGGCGGTCAGCCCCCACCAGATCCGGCGCAGTCCGGCTCAACAGGAGATCCAGATGTTTGATGGCGATTTCCTCGCCGCGCCTTTTGAGGTGAAGTTTGCCGATAATGGCGCGCCGGGAACCTTTGAAGGCTACGGCAGCGTGTTCGGGAACGTGGACGCCCATGGCGATATCGTCATGCCTGGAGCGTTTGCGGGCTCACTGGCCGAGCGTAAGGCGCAGGGTCGAAACATCGCAATGCACGTCATGCACGGCTTTTATGGTGGAGACGGTCTGCCTGCGGGTGTGTGGACCGACGCCTCGGAAGACAGCAAGGGCCTGCACCTGAAGGGTCGGCTGTCCGGTATGGATACCGATTACGGCAAGCGGCTGTATGGTCTGGTCAAGGACGGCGCGCTCGGCGGTCTTTCGATCGGCTTCAATATCCCGACAGGCGGCGCGGTAAAGGCTGCCCAGGGCAGCGGGGCACAGCGTCAGATCAACCGGGTCAACCTCCATGAGGTCAGCCTCGTGGATGATCCGTCCAATGCGGCATCCCGTGTCACCGAGTTGAAGCGCCGCATGGGGGATTTCGGGCTGAAAACGGCTTTGACGCCGGAAAAAGCCACGGATGCAGTGGCTTCTGCCATCGCCCTCCATCAGGCGGCGCTGAAAGGTGGCCATCCTCCGACCCAGGAGGAATGTGACACCATGCTTGAGCATCTGCAGGCCGCCCATTCGGCCCTGACAGGCGCTCCGCTGGCACTGACGAAGAAAGCCCCGTTCTCGGATGATTTCCGGCGGGTGCTCGATGCGCTTTCGGGACTGGGGACATCGTCCCCTTCCCTCGCCGGCTTCACGCTTCCGGATCTGACCGGAGCCTCCGGCCTCTGAGCCGGCTCGACTGATCACACTGCAATGCAAGGCACCTTCGGGTGCCTTTTTTTATGGGAAATACGGATGTCCACCGAAAACGAATACAAGCAGGCCGTCGCGGATCTCACGAGGGCCACGGATCAGGTCAAGACTTTTGCCGAGACTGCCCGGACTGAGCTGAAAAACCTTGGTGAAGTGACTAGGGAAACCAAGGCCAGTGCAGACAAGGCCCTGACTGAAATGAACGGTCTGGCAGCACGGCTGACAGAACTGGAGCAGAAGGGCGCGCGCGGCAACGCTCCGGAAGACCAGACGGCAAGCCTGTCTCTTGGTCAGCGCTTCATCCGTTCGGACGTGGTGAAGGCCGCTATGGCTGAAGGAAGCGCCTGGCGCGGCAGCGTGAAGCTGGACGTGAAGTCCATCACCTCTGCCAGCTCGACGGGCGTGTCTGCCACGACGGGTCTAGTCGTTGCCGATCGTCAGCCCGGCATTGTTCAGGTCGTTCCGAACCGCTCTCTGGTTATTCGTGACCTGCTGATGCCTGGAAACACGGCATCGAGCGCAATCGACTTCGTTCGTGAAACCGGCTTTACGAACAACGCAGCGATCGCGCCTGAAACGACCCAGAAGGCTGAATCTGATCTTCAGTTCGATCTTCAGAACCTGCCTGTTCGGACAATCGCACACTGGGTCCAGGCCTCGACCCAGATCCTTGCTGATGCGCCGATGCTCCAGAGCTACATTGATGGCCGTCTGCGCTACGGTCTCGCGTTCGTCGAGGACAATCAGCTGCTGAACGGAGATGGTACCGGTACGAACCTCAAGGGCCTGATGGTTCAGTCCACGCCTTACGCCAAGCCTGCCGGTGTGACCGTCAAGGGTGAGACGATGATTGATCGTCTGCGTCTGGCCATGCTTCAGGCGGTACTGGCGCAGTATCCGGCCACAGGTCACATCCTCAATCCGACCGACTGGGCCTCGATTGAGCTGACGAAGGACGCGCAGAGCCGCTACGTCTTCGCCAACCCGATGGGACTGACCGGCCCTGCCCTGTGGGGTCTGCCTGTCGCTGAAACGCTTGCCATCGCGGCAGGCAAGTTCATGACCGGTGCCTTCCGCTATGCCGCGCAGATTTTTGACCGTGAAGATGCCACGGTCATGATCTCCACCGAGGACCGCGACAACTTCATCAAGAACATGGTGACGATCCGGGCGGAAGAGCGGGCTGCACTGGCGGTCTACCGTCCGGAGGCCCTGATCAACGGCAGCTTCGCCGACCTGACGGCGGCACCGACTGGCGGCTGATCCTGAACGTTACTCTGGAGGCAGGTATGGCAAGCCTGACTGACGGGACACAGGCGGATCTTCCGCTTGTGTCCCTGCAAAGCCTGATGGACTCCTTGTCCATCACAGACGGAAATGCCGGGGGCGCACTGGCCGATATCCTGCTGCGCGCGTCGCAGGCTGTCACCAGCTATATCGGACGTCCGCTGCTGATTGCTGACCGCCAGGAAACGATCAGGATCCGACCCGGTGACACACTGCTTTCCCTGCGGATGGCAGTGCGGCCCGTTTCCGGGATTACCGCGGTCATGAGAGATGGCAACTCTCTGCCTGCCCCCGAGGATGGCTGGGATTATGATGCAGGATGTGGGCTTCTCTACCCGACAGCAGGGGCGTTCTGGGGGCCAGGACGGTATGTTCTGCAGTACCGCGCGGGGTGGGTTGCTCCTGACCAGGTGGATGACGACGGCAGTGCCATCGTATCCACCGTGCCGGCTGATATCCGGTCTGCCGTTCTGACGACTGCCCGTGCTTTCTATTATGCGGGGGATCGTGATCCACTCCTGAAGTCGGAGACCGAACAAGGGGTCGGCTCGTCGTCCTGGGCAACGCCAGACGCTGAAAACGGCGGTCTCCCAGCTGATGCTGCTGCGTTTCTGGAACGGTACCTTCCTGGAGGGCTTTCCTGATGGGGCAGCGCACTGATCGTCGTCGTCGGCAGATCCGCAGGAAAGGCCGGCTGATGACGCTGTCACGGCCGAACGAGGCCAACCCGGTCACGCTGATGGCCTATGCCGCACCGCCCGCGACGGCCGCACTGGAATCAGGCGTGTCGGTCATGCCCTTTGTGGCCGAGACCCTGAACGACGAACTGGCGGCAGCGGGTTATGGGCAGCCCCGGAATGCCGACATCCTGACGGATGGCGGTCGTCAATACGCGCTGACAGATGCCACGCCTGTCTATGACGGCAGCCTGCTCTGCGGCTGGAAACTCATTGCAGCAGGTGGAACATGACTTCTCCCGTCGTCTGGCAGGATGCCTTTGATCGCGCCACGGCCGCCGCCACATCGCTAGGACTGGTGGTCAAGGATGCACTGGCACAGGATCAAGAGACGAACACCGGCCCGTGGATCTATTTCGAGACGGCCAGCGCCTCCTCCGGACGTCTGGGCATGGGCGAGATCGTCGACGAAGAGACCGGCCAGATCTGGCTGCACCTGATGGTGCGGCGTGGAACGGGCGCGATCGACGCCGTCACGAAACGCAAGGCTCTGTCCGTCGCGTTTCGGGTTCCGGTCGCGCCGCTGCCTGCCGGTTTGTTCTACGACGATCAGGGCTTCGATCCGCCCGATAACGATCAGACCGGCAACTGGGTCCACTTCTCCCTGATGGTGGATTATCGCTATCAGGACATCGTCCTGCCGGCATCCTGAAATTCCTGACACAGCCACCTTCGGGTGGCTTTTTTTATGAGGTGAGACATGCCTTTTACCGGATCCACGGCAGGCTATCAGGCTGCCGCGCAGGCGAACGATACCGCCATTTCCTATGCCATGGAGACGACTTACGGCGTCCCGGCCACAGGAAACTACCAGCGCACCCGCTTTACGGGTGAAAACTTCAAGCCAACGGATACGACCCAGCGTCCGGACGAGGTCAATGCCGATATCGAAGCCGCGCAGGCAGTCCTGACGCAGAGGTCTGCGGCCGGAACGCTGTCTGGCGCACTGTCTTACGGCACCTATGACGACATGTTGGCAGCAGTCGTCGGTGCGGACTGGAACAACAACGTCGTGCAGAACGGCGCTGTCGTGAAGACCTGGACCATCATCGAGAAGCTGAACGGCAAATGGGTGGTGCGTCCGGGCAGCTACTGCACGCAGGCGCAGCTGACCTTTGCCCAGGGCAGCTTTGCATCGACGTCTTTCGACTTCTCCTGCAAGCAGCAGACACTTGCAGACGCCGATCCGGCCGCAACCTACACCGATGCTCCATCCGGCCGCGTGTTCAATACGGTCGATAACTTCGTCGGCATGACTGTGAACGGGCAGGCTCCGGACGGCTGCGTCAAGCAGGTGCAGATCACGCTGACCCGTGATGGCTCGGGTTCGGATTATGGCATGGGCCATGCCGATGCCTGTGGCATCCGCCCAGGTCAGATCCTCGCCTCCGGCTCGACCCAGATCTTCTTCAAAACCTGGGACATGTATCAGGTCTGGGCCAGTGGCACGCAGGGACCGATTGCTGTCACGGTAAAGGAGGCGGATGGCAATAGCTACGTCCTGACCTTCCTGAATGCGGCGCTGCGCAACCCGGTCATCAATGCCGGCAGCAAGAACACCTCGATCATCGCCACCTTTGACATCGAAGGCAATCCGCAGGCTGGCGGTGGCACCTTCAAGATCCAGCGCATCCCGGCAGCTGCTCCGAGCGGCTGATCCCCCGGAAATCTGCGCTTTTCATCCCTCATTTCAGACTGGAAAAATTAACATGGCCAAGCTCTCCACTTTTTCCCGCGATCTCAGCAAGGTTTCCGAAGGCGAAGAGATCGAAGTCGGTCCGGAAGGCAATACCTTCTTCATCACCACGCGCGGCTTCACGCCGGCCTACCGTGACACGCTCTATGCCCTGCGTCTGGAAGCCGCCCGTGAGCTGAACCGCTCGCAGCGTGCCGGTGCCGGCTTCTATGCTCCAGACGCCCTGCCACCGACCACGGATGACGTCTGCCAGGGCAAGGCCGCAGCGGGAAACTGATCGCGGCGCTCCAGTGGGAACTGGAATGGGGTGCCTATACCGGGGAGAATGAAATCCCCGAAATCCGGGAAACGGCCCTGCAATACCGGGTCCTTCCCGATCCCTGGAATGAAGTCCCCTGGCGGGCGTGGCATGAACTCCAGCATGACCGCGCCTGGACCTCTGATGGGGTCGGGGCATCCATGGGTATGATCCGCATCGTCTCGCGGCCGGGGCCGATCTTCTGGCTGGCCATTGACCGTTGGTGTGAGGCCAACCGCGTGACGGACGAGGAACGGGTTTACGTCCATGACCTGATCCGCGCCCTTGATGCCGTGTTTCTGCGGTTCCGCAATGCCGCGATCAGCCAGGACATCCAGACCTTCATGAGGAAGTGAAAGATGCCCCGTCGCGCAGCGGCTTCGTTTGTTGAAGAAATGAGCCGTTTCGTAACGGATGATCTTTCATTGGATGAAGTACGAAACGCGTTAATTTCCGATGTCACGGCGGAACGTGAACGCCTGATTTCTTTAGGGGAAGCATCCTCACATTGGACTCGATCAGTAAACGGCGAGGAAGGCACGCCAGAAACCAGCCTTCAGGTCGGTGGAAGCATTGTCTACAATTTCGGTCAGATTTCTGAAGTCGTGGCCTTCGCTCTGGCGCAGTGTCAGGCAAAGTCACCAGCTCATTCTGGATCGTACCGCAACGCGTGGACGGTGCAGGTCGGCGGTCAGGTCTGGACAGGCGATCTGGAAGATCTGCCGTTCGGAGCAGAAGTCACGATCGTCAATCCTGCCCCCTATGCCCGCAAGATAGATGTCGGGGCGATGCCGAAAATGTCAGCTCCTCCGGGCATCATAGAGGCTGTGCGTCAGGCGATTTTTCGCAAATACCCGACGATGACGGTCTGGCGGAAATTCATCAATCTCAGTGGATCAGCGGGCGGGTTCGAGACGCCGTACATTCTCAAGAATGGCGCGGCGAGACGTCTGGCGAAGCGGGACATGCGCTCCTCCGCCTATCGTCGTGGTCAGGAATACCTTGCACGACGCAAAGACCTCGCCCCCGGGCAGCCCATTACCTATCCCGCGCTCGTCATGAGCGATCCAGCCTATTCGTCATCGGAGTCCTGAGACATGGCAACTCGCGTTTCCGAACTGATTGCCCGGCTTGAAGACCAGTTTTCGCAAAAGGCAGAGCAGATCGCGCAAAGCTCCCGCGCGATGGGAGATTCCGTCGATAGCGCCTCGAAGAGTATTGATGCCCAGAACAGCAGCCTGAAACAGACCGCTCAAACGACGGCACAGTTTGCTCAGGCATCAGATGGCGTTCAGAAAGCCATCAACCGGACCGAAACTGCTTTTGCGAGGATGGAAGAAAGGCTTGAGCGCGCGAGCAGCGAGCTCGCAAAAGGCGCGATTGACCAGCAGAAATATAACGACATCGTTGCGACGCAGACGGCGATTTTTGAAAAGGTAGAAGCGGCCTCGGCTAAGACGGTCACTGCCCTTCGTGAGCGTTCCAAGGCTCTTTCCGATGGGGCGAAGGCGACGACAGACGCCAACAAGACCATTGAGGAGACTGCCGAAAAAGCTGGTCTCTCCAGCCAGAAGATGGGCATTCTGGCCGACGAAGCGCACAAGTTCTTCGATCAAGTGATGTCGGGTGGATCCGCTATGCAGGCGGCGTTTTACCAGGTGCCGAACATGATCCAGGTCATGGGCGGTTTTGGTGGCGCTCTTGAAACTGTCGCGGGCTGGATGGTCGGGCCAGCCGGTGTTGCGCTCGCCGCGGGAGCAACTGCGGCTTCCGTCTACAAACTCGGATCTGCGGCCGAAGCAGAGCAGGAGCAACTGGCGACGCTGTCGCAGCACCTGCGGGCAACCCGTGATGATTATACGGCCATGGCGAGCGCTGCTGAAAATTCAGCCCGCCAGCTCTCCGCCAGCAGCGGCCTGTCGCTCGATGACAGCCGCAGCGTCACCACGACCTTTGCGGCCGTGCCCACGGTCGACAGTTCCAGCCTGACGTCGCTGACGCAGGAAGCACGGGATCTGGCGGAAGTCATGGGCGAGACCGTACCTGAAGCCGCCAAGGAAATGGCAGACGCCTACACGGATCCGGCCAAAGCCGCGCAGGACTTTGCCGACAAGGGGCTGCTGGGCGTTCATCAGGGGCTGGTCAGTCAGGTCAAGGATCTTCAGGACAGCGGCAACCGGATGCAGGCTTGGCAGCTGCTCATGGGCCAGCTTGAATCGGCCACGCGCGGCGCTGTGGATCAGGGGCTGACGCCGTTTCAGCAGTCGGTCCGCAATCTCAAGGATGCCTGGGCCGGTCCGATGGAAGGCGTCGAGAGTTTCGGCAACAAGGTCGGGGACTTCCTGGTCGCGCAGACCGCCAAAACGATCGACGGCCTGACAAACCTGATCAACAAGGTCAAAGAACTCAAGGGCTGGATGGACAGTTTCCAGCCAGAGCATACCGCCTATGTAGCCCAGCAGCAGCAGATCCAGCAGGGCACCAGCTCGGGCATGTCAGGGCTGATTGATACGGTCGGCCAGCAGATCGGCGCGACTTCGGACGTCATCTCCCTGGCACACCGGATCCAGCCAGTCGAAAGCGCGACGGGGCAGTATGACCGCAATGGCGCGGTCGTGACCTCCTCGGCAGGCGCGATCGGCGGCATGCAGGTCATGCCGGCGAATGCTGCCGGCAACGACCTGACGGATCCGACCGGCAACGTCACGGCGGCCGAGCGTCTGCTGGTCCGGCTGTATTCCAAATACAGCGGCAACGAGCAGCTGGTCGCCATGGCCTATAACTGGGGCGAAGGGAACGTCGACAAATACCTTCAGGGGAAAACTACGGTCCCGCAGTCCGTGCAGGACTATGCCCAGAAGGTCACGGGTGGCCAGATGTATGGCGCAACCACACTCGCCACGATGCAGGGCAAGGTCGATGACGCTCTGAAGACTTCGGACGGCTCGACGGCGTCCCAGGTGACGGATCAGACCAATGCCATCAAGCAGCTGACCTCTGCCCAGGAGGCACTGGACACGCTGTACAAGGCCGGCGCTGTGTCGGATGCCGATTATGCGGCGAGAACGCAGGATCTGACGCAGCGGCTGATGAAGCACAAGGGCGCGCTGAATGATCTGCGGGATCCGATGCAGGAGCTGGCACATCAGCAGCAGCAGGCGACGGATGCGGCCTGGGCTGGCACGGCGGCGCAGAAAGCCATGGTTCAGGTCGACCAGCAGGTCGAGGAAGCCGCCCGCAAGATGGGTCAGTCCCATGCAACGGCAGCGCAGATCCTGAAGGCGGAATCAAACGAGCAGCAGGTTCTGACGGGAGAGTTCAACAGTTCGATTGATGCGATGGACCGCAAGACAGCGGCCCAGAACACGCTGCTGTCGTCCTATGATGCCAGCAAGGGCAGCCTGGACGACTACCTACGATCGGTGGAAGCCTCGGACACGGTCCAGGCGACTTCGGTCGCTGGGACAAAGGAGCAGGCCCGCCAGACGGCAGTCCTCACGGACGCACTCAAGCGGCAGGCCGAAGCGCAGGTGGACATCACGACCGCCCGTAAGGCGTACAGCCAGAGCCTCGATCTCAGTTATATCAAGGCCGAGACGGATGCGATCGGACAGGATTCCGATGCGGTTTCGGTACAGATGGCTGTCCTCAAAGAGCGCAATGCGCTTCTGAAAAACGGTGCGGATCTGACATCCAAGGCCTCGCAGACCGATCTGGAGAACGTCGCGGCGATCCAGACGGCCACGAACGCCTACCAGAAGCAGCAGGACACGCTGAATGAGCTGACCAGCGATATCTCTTCGGCGGCCGACACGCTGTCGAGCAGCTTCACGCAGGCCCTGGTCAACGCCTCGAATGGCGGGGTGACGTTCAAGTCGGCCATGCAGGGCGTGGAAAGCCAGCTGATCTCGGTGATCGCCAAGCTGGCGCTGATCAACCCACTGCTGAACGCGATCGACGGCAAGAGCCGCACGACCCTGGGCGATGTCTCGTCCATTCTGTCGGGCAGCTCTTCGTCTTCGATGAGTGCGGGAGCGACTGCGATCAGTCAGGACTCCGGTGGCTGGGGATGGAATCCCCTGACGGCAACGGGCAGCTCTGGCGGCTCCACGTCCTGGCTGTCCTCCGGCCTCAAGACCAACCTGTTCGGCACGGCCACGGTGGGCAACCTCCTGGGCGGGATCGGCGGGGGTTTCGGGCTCGGCTCGGCCCTGTCCGGCATCGGCGGTGGGACGAAGACCAACGGCATGATCGGAAGCGGCGTCGGGGCGGCAGCAGGCGCTGCGGCCGGATCGTTCATCCCGGTGATCGGGACCATGCTGGGCGGCCTGATCGGCGGCGGCCTTGGCGGTCTTCTGGGGGGGCTCTTCGGGCACAAGAAAAACCCGTACACGATCGACCAGGTCATGACGACGGGAGGCTCGCTGTCGCTTGGCAAGACCTGGAACCAGGCCCAGACCGATCAGATCACGGAGCAGCTCAAATCCGACATCGCATCGTTCAACAAGGTCCTATCCACGGACGGGGTCACGATCGGCGGCGGCAATGGCGGGCTGCTGGGCACGGTCCGCGATGACAGGAACAACAAGGACAAGTCCCTTCAGTCCGTCTCGCTCACGGATCTGCTGAAACAGGCGACCTACAGCACGTCAGACGCCACGTTCCAGCAGGCCCTGCAACAGGGGCTGCCGAGCGATGCAACATCCGTCTCGGATTATGCAACGGCGATCGCCAACCTGAAGACCATGGCCGACACGGTCGACCAGCTGGGCGTGGCCGTCTCGAAGTTCAATTCGGACGGCACGGTCACGGTCGGCAGTTTCACCAAGGCTACCGGCGATCTGAAAACGGCTCTGGATACCGCGCTCGATGGCAAGTCGCTGTCGACGTCGGATCTCCAGACCCAGATCTCCACCATCACGACCTTCGTCGACACGACGATGCCGGGGCTGCTCAAGGCCACGGTCTCGGGACAGCAGTCCTGGGTGGATCAGATGGCCACGCTGAAACAGACCTATGAGGCAGCCGCCTCGCAGGCCAGTCAGTACGGGCTCGACGGCACCCAGCTGAATGCGAAGTACCAGTCGCTTTACGACCAGGGCTTTGCCTCCCAGCTGGACACGCTGCGACAGAGCGATCTGTCGGTTCAGGCGCGGTACCAGACAGCCACGGGCGATGATGAAGGGGCAGCGCTGACGAACTTCGACATCAGTGCGGACCAGCAGCGCCAGCAGCTGGCGGACAACTGGAAGAACTTCCTCGGGGACGCCTACACATCCCAGCAGGAATATATCAGCCAGTCGGCCGACCTGGAGAAGACGCTCTCGGCCGAGCGCCTGAAGATCCAGCAGCAGTACAATGACCAGGCGCTGCAAAGCGCTGAAAGCGTCATGTCCAGCCTGGAGACCTATGGCGCGGGTCTGGCCACGTCGGATGCCTCTCCGCTGTCGGCCGCCGATCAGTACAAGGTCGCGAATGACAACTTCACGACCGATCTGACGGCAGCCCAGGGCGGCAGCTTCACGGCGCTTCAGGCCATGCAGGGCGACATGCAGACCCTGCTGGCCCAGAGCAAGACCTTCAACGGGTCAGGCACGGCCTACGCTCAGGACTATGCCCGCGTCATGCAGGCACTCCAGAGCCTGGGGAGCATCGGTACGGACGATCTGACGGCTTCCGTCATGAAAGAGGCGCTGAAGACGTCCACCGACACGCTCAACACGACGCTGGCGCAGCTGGTCGATCTGGCCACGAAGCAGCTGAATGAGACCCGCATGCAGAGCATGAAATCCACCACCGGAAAGGCAGCATGACATGACAGTGATCCGGGCAGTCGAGATCGACCTGGTCGATACCCTGGCTGTCCAGGTCGATGACCTGCCGGCCCATGGCAGCCGGCCACGCGGAACGCTGCGGCGGAGTGCGGGGTCTCTGGAGACGATTGAGACCCTGCGCTTCTCCGACATGGGGTACGTCGATGAAAACCATGTTCCCTATGTCCCGATCGTCACCCAGGCGTTTGATCTGGACCGTGGCATTTCCCTGACCTCGGACGCCCTCGGGGGCACGTCATCATTCGGTTCGGTCACGCTGATCAATGATGGCTCCCTCGACACGCTCGTGGCCAGCCGCACGAATGACCATCTGCCCATCCGGATCCTGAGCGGGCGTAAGATTTTCGACCGGGACCGGGGGATCTGGCAGGATCCGAAGCGCGCGGATCTCCAGCCGGTCTTTGCGGGTCTGGGCACGCTCTGGCAGCCCGGACGTCGCACCCTGACCGTGCCCCTGCTCGGGGCGCTGTCCTGGCTCGATGTCACCATGGCAGGTCGGATCTATGGAGGCACGGGCCGTCTGGACGGAGATGCCAACGTCTCCGGCCGCGTCATGCCGACCCTGCGGGGGACGGCGTGCAACATCACACCCGTCCTGATTGATGCGGTCAATTACGTCTATCAGGTCAGCGATGCGCCGGCCGAGATTTCCGCGCTCTATGAGGGCGGCTTTGCAGGGGGCATCGCCTTCGGCGGGCTGGTCTCGGATCTCTATGCCCAGTCTCCTGCTCCTGGAACCTATCAGATCCAGAGAGGAGGCACCGGCACATGGATCCGGCTGGGAACACGTCCCGTCTACGGCATCACCGTGGACGCGGTCGGGTCGTTCCCCTCCGGAGCCGCGCCGCAGAACGTCCTGGACATCCTGCGCACGATGCTCCTGGAGGACTTCGTTCTTCCAGAATCCTACATCGACGTCCAGTGGCCGGCGCAGAGCCCGCTGGCCCCCTGGCGGGCGGGATGGTTCTGGGATGGAACAGAAACGGTCACGGGACAGGACGTCGTCCGGACGCTGCTCTCGGGGCTGGCGCTTTCGATCGTGCCAACGCGCTCGGGCACGCTGCGGCCTGTTCTGCTGGAAGCGGTCGATGACCTGACCGCCTCGACCCTGACGCTGGATGCGACTGTCATCACCGACATCCAGTCCGTGTCTCTGGATGCCTCCCTCAGTCCGCCGACATGGCGCTGGCGCATGGGCTGGCAGCATAATTTCACGGTCCAGACGGCCGGATCGGGTCTGCACCCGCAGGCCCCGGCCGACCGGCCGGCCCTGATCGCCGCAGCCGATCGCAATGCCGTCTGGTCCGATGCGACCCTGCGGACGCGCTGGCGGGTTCCGAACGATCCGACGCCGGTCGTCACGGCCCTGGCATCCTCGGAAGACGCCCAGACCGTCGCAAATTCACATGGCCAGCTCTGGGGTGCCTATCGCACCCTCTGGGCCATCACCATTCCGGTGGAACTGAGCTGGCAGGTCGACCTTGGCGATACCGTCTTGATTCAGGCTCCCATTCCAGGGCTGTCCTATGCATGCCTGGGCGTGGTTGTCGCGGAGCATGTCCGGGGCGGCGATGCGACGGCAACCCTTCAGATCCTGACCCTATGGACCATCCCGCAAGACGTGGACGGCGGTGATTTTGGGCCAGACATTATGTGAGACCTCATGGAAAACTGTGGACTTGGCTATCAGAACGCCGTGCTCTCCGCTGTCCTGTCGACCGACAGCGCCGCCGCAACGCTGCCTGTCACGAACCTGACCTCCCCGCAGGGCAATCCGGCCTATGCCTGGCGGGCAGACGTCACGACAGCGACCCTGACGGTGGCGCTGTCACAGCGCGGGGGCGTGCGGGTTGTCTCGGTGCATCGCACCAACCTGACGGCGCAGGCCAGCTGGCGGATCGTCGTCAGCAGCGCCGGCAACGTCCTGCATGATGCAACCCAGCCCATGGCGATCGTGGCGGGTCAGGCGGCCTGCGTTCTGCCGGCTGAACTGTCCTGCGACGTCGTGGCGATTACGATCGCGGATCCGGGCAATCCGGACGGGTATCTTTCAATCCCGCTGGCCTATGTCGGGCCGCTCTGGCAGCCGGTCCGCAATTTCTCCACCGACAGCAGCTCGGGATTCAATCTCGGCGTCGATGAAGTAACGGCGCTGTCTGGCGCGGAATTTCCGCAGATGCGCTGGATCCAGCGAAAGGCCTCGATCGCGCATCAGTCCTATGGCGCGGCCGAGACCGCAACCTTGCGGGAGATCCAGCGGGTCGCGGCGGTCGGGGAGAATATTCTCTTCCTCCCGGATCCGGGCGCGGCCTCCCAGGAGGAAGCGATCTTCGGGCGTCTGAGCGGCGGCGACATCGGCAATCCTTACGGCCCCGCCGATCGGCGGAGCTGGACCTTCACCCAGACGGAGCGACTGTGATGACCATGCTGGCCAATTTTGTTCTGGAGACCGCCAGCAGTCCGGGTGTCGGGGACTTCGTGCTGAACGGCTCGGCCGCGGACCGCAGGGCGTTCTCCCAGGCGTTTCCGAGCGGGGGCCGGGTCTTCTATTTCGCGGATGACGGGACGCAGGCGGAATGGGGCGTGGGCACGCTCACGATCGGAAATCCCTGCACGCTGGCCCGCAGCCGGGTGATCGGCAACACACAGAATACCACGGACCTCCTCCGCTTCTCTGGAGGGGTGCAGGTCTATAACGAGATCCCGGCCGAGTTTCTGGTCCTGCTGGATGAGAACGGCGCGGCGAGCCTCAAATCGCTGACCGTGCTCTCCGAGCTACTGGTCCCGCAGGTCTCGGACTGGAGCAGCAGTCAGGCCGTCAGGGCCGTGGATGCGAAGAACCAGTTCGTCAAACAGGGATGGGGCTTTGCCAATTTCGGGGGCAATCAGGTCTATGTCGGCTTGCGCACGGATGGGTCAGGTGTGGGCCTCGGCGTCGACCAGACGGATTTCGGGAATATTGCCTTCCAGTCCTGGGTCGGAAAAAACTATGCGACCACGGTTCAGCTCAATACGGCGATGTCGTCCGCCAATTCTGCGCAGGGGACTGCGAACTCTGCCCTGGCGGCGGCGAATAATGCGAACGGCAACAAGCTGGACATCACCGATGGGACGGCCACCCGTCTGACGGTCAATTATGGCACCATGCGAGCCCAGTTTCAGGGCGACGGGAATTTTGTTCTCTACTCCGGGAATGCGGCTGTGCTCAGTGTCAGCCAGCAGTCCATCAACTGGAACGGGCATGGCTTCGCCTTCACGCAGGACCTGCCCACGGATCCGGGGCAGAAAATCGTCATGGACGTCGCGACAGGCGTGTCCGCCGGTGGTCGCGTGACTTTCGCCGTCCCGTTTTCGGATACGCCGAGGGTCATGGCCCAGAATTTCGGGGATGGGGACGTGAACTGTCACGCCTATGCGCCGGACAAGAATGGCTTCTCGCTCCACATCAACAATGGCGGGACAACAGACATCACCTACATCGCCAAGGGTCCGAAGTAACCAGCCGCCCTCCCGCTCCGCATTCTTCTGTCTGCCACCTTCAGGGTGGCTTTTTTTATGGAAAAACGATGCCTGACTCCCAGACGCCCACCATGGTCGCAAGCCTGCCTGCTGCTCTGTCTGCCGAAGAGCGGATCCGCGTTCTCGAAGACCGCTGCCTGACACTGGAGACCCAGCTCTCCAGCGTTGGCAACAGCCAGTCCGATCTGCGGGCCGAGATGCGTCAGGAAATCGCTTCGCTGCGCAGTGAGATTGAGGCGCTTGCGAAATCGATGGAGAGCAGCAACCGCCAGATCAACGGCAAGCTCGACCGCCTGTTCGGCGCGCGCGCCGTTGTCACGGCTGCGATCACCCTGCTGACCTCAATCCTTGGATCGGGCGTCGTGCACCTTGTTGTCTCGATCGGGAAGTGAGGTTGGCTTTAGAAAAAGAGAATCATTTCCACTTCCTGAGTAGAATTTCGAAGATCCTTAATTATATCCATTATTCTTTCTGAAGTTCGTATTTTTGTCTGTCACGAATTTTTCCTAGTAGTACTAAAGCCTCTTCCGAATACTTATGAAATTTTGTTTTGTTTACCAGTTCTGCGCGATGATAGATATTATCAGAAGATTTCATATTCCATCCAGATTCTCTTTTAAGTCTTTCAATTAATTGATTAGCAAGATGCCAACTTCTTCCGCCTAAGGCTTTTCCAAGTTGTGTTGTGCTAAATTTGTAATGCGCGGATGCTGCAGAATATTCTTTGATGCTTGCAACTCCAAAAAGCTTAGCAAAAGAAGTTGAATTTTCGACACTACTATTTAGCATTTGGAAGTCTGCTTCTACTTTTGATTTTGGAATATCATGGCGTACTAGATCGTATGATCGAGCAACCAGCGCTCTGAGAGCTCTAGGATTAACATCATTCATGATCGGATTTGCAGAAAACGCATCAAACACCCAATCAAATTGATTCGCCTCGATAAGTTTTACGCGAACTGATCGATCTTCTTCAGTCGCAATTATCGTCTCTCGGGCTGGATTGCTTTCCTCCGTGATCTTAGAATTCCATTTAAGAATATATACATTGGGAATGATGCCGCCTTTTTCGGGAAGAGCCTCGTCAATGTCAGATAGAATTGCGCGGATGTTTGGGTCTGTTGCGCTGTATCCAATAAATATTAGAGGATGCTCATTGAAAAAAGTAAGAAGCTTGGCGCTAAGAAATTTCTTTTTTTTCGCAAAAACTTCATAATCTCTACTTGTGAACACCAACCCTGAGGGATCACTTACGCAGCCGTGAATTTTGAAAATTTCGCCGATAGATACCGACTGACTCTTGAGAATCTGTTGACCAACAATAGGCTCTAAATCTGGAAATAATGCTTCGATCATTTGATCATAATTTGTAGTAATTATGGCATGTGGTTTAATTGCTTGAAGCGCGATTATCTCATCTAAATTGCCATTTTCCTTCAGTTGGTCAATATTTTTTGGTGTAATTGACTTAAAATACTGTGATATTTTGAATTTAATGTAGGCATCTGCCGCTATATCATCCGAAAACATTTCCTTTGGAAAATCGTTCTGACCTGCAGTCCAAGCCCATTCCTGATATTTTTGTGCGAACGCTTCACCAATTGCCATTGGTGTGCCAAGTGACTGTTTGTAAAAACCTAGTCCCTTGTCGATAAGGGAACATTGGTTTGCAAGGTGTGTAAGTAATTCGTCCCAGTTTGGTGCTGAGAAGTACCTCTTTGCTAAACCAGATCCGACAAAAAGGATAGGCTGGCAACCAAGTTGTTGCACGATTTCTGATATATCTAACGTTATTTCTTCAATATAGCGCTGATAAGAAGACTTTTCGCCTTCATCATTCGTATCAATCATTTATTTATAGATCTCCATCATTCTGCTAAGGATTGTAGCCGTTGAATCTGATTACGTAAAATGCTGCATATGCAAAAATATGTAGGATAAAAATCTGAATTACTATTCACTGATAATGATAAATATATATTACATTTATGAAAATTTTTTCTAATATATAAGAAGATATGGGTTATTCGGGTAATCTGGAGATCCCAGTACCAACGGTAAATAAAATAGACTCTATAGTTTGATATTGAAAAATCTATCTATTTTTTCTTATCCCCGTTTCACCAAAGCTGCCCCAACTGGGCGGCTTTTTTTTTATGGAAAATTCCCATGCATGAAACCGCCATCACTCTGGCCACGGCGCTGCTACGGCGACCGGGGTTCGAGGGCTTTTGCGCATCGCCCTATGTCTGTCCGGCCGGGTACTGGACGATCGGCTATGGCAGCCGGTGGCTGGCCAACGGACAGCCCGTCACGGCCCGGACTTCTCCCATCGATGAGGCGGATGCCGGCAGCCTCCTGCTCCAGACCGTCACGGCGCTGGATGCGACGCTGTCCCGCCTGATCCAGGTGCCGCTGTCGGGCGTCCAGCGCGCGGCCCTGCTGTCCTGGCAGTACAATGTCGGGACACCCGCCGTCGAAAGCTCGACCCTGCTGCGCAAGCTCAATGCCGGAGATTATGCCGGCGCGGCCGACGAGCTGCTGCGCTGGGACAAGGCCACCGTGCGCGGCCATCTGGTCGAGCTGGCCGGCCTGAAAAATCGCCGTGCCCGTGAGCGCGCCATCTTCCTCGGCCTCGCAACTCCCATGACACTGAAGAATAGAAACGTCTGATGGTCCAGAGTTTTACACTGCTCCGAAAATCCGCCATCGGTACAGGAGAACTCTCCTCACGGTGCGACATGACCGGAGCAATGAAAATGCGGGTATTTCCTCTTATCGTCGCATGGACGTTTCTGGCTGTGCCTTCAGCCTTTGGGCAGAGTATGCCACTCTGGAAATCCGCTACCCAGACGGGAAACGTCCGGGATCTTGTGCTGTCGGCAGGAAGCGACAACTCGGTCGCCGCGTGGCTAGGAAAAAAGACCGACACCCAGAACGGGCGTTTGCAAAACCCGGTCATCAATCAACGAAGCATCACGACTGGCCCCTTGCAGCTGTCGGATGTCGGATCCTCTCTTGGCGTGGCTGCTCTGGATGCCGCAAGTGCGGTCCGGTCCGTGGGCATCGCAAACTTCGACTATCTGAAAATTGATCCTTCGTCAGCAACCGGACGCCTGCTGGTGCCTGTGCCCTCTGTCAAATGCCCTGGAGCAATGGGAACAACGTCTCCAGCCGCAAACTGCCTTGCCGTGCGTGCAACGACAGGGAACGCCGTCGTGGCGCAGATGCTGAGCCTGATCAACGAGGATCAGACTACGGATGCATCTGAACTCCAGGTCGCTCAGGCTATTGGCGTTCTTCAGGACAGCCCAAACTCGGCAGCATGGGGGCAAAATATTGTCATGACCCAGGGCCCCGGGACGGCTGGCGTTGCTGGAACGGAGATCGACATCAACCGCGCGGCAACGTGCGATACGGCCGTGGATAGCTGGTCAGACCCCAAATGCCCTGGAGCAACCGGCTCCTGGATTACCGGCATGCCTGTTTCCGGCCATACAGGCAGTCCGGGGTACGTCCTGACAAGCGCGTCAGGAACTACGCCCCTTTTCAACGTTGGATATGGCGTGTTCGGGAATGCCGTTCGTGACACCGGCTTTCTGGATAGTTCATCCTCCCATACCGGCTTCCGTCTCTATAACGGGCACACCTATGGCTTTGATTGCAGTACTGCCAACCTGTTCGATGCCTGTTTTGCCATGGTGGATGCAAACTCCTTCACCCAAGGCCGACAGGGGATTTACTGGTTCCCAAAGTCAACCGTAGCCGGCGGAGACAATCAAACTCCGGATGGATATCTGACAATGACATCCGGTGCCTTGAGACTGGAGTCTGACACAACAGGTACCTTCTCCATTAATGCTTCAGCGGACGTGGATACCAGTTTTGACGTTGGATCGACCTATCATACGCATACCACCAACATCAATCTGCACAGCGTCAACTCTGGAAATGCCTATGATGCGCAAATCCAGTCGACGGGAGGGGCGGCCGGAGCCAATGGTGGTGGCACACTCAGCCTGACGGCTTCGCGTATCAGCCTGAACGGCCTGCTGCATATTCAGGCGCTCACCAAAGCGCAGATCCTGGGCGTCGCCAATCCGGTTGAAGGGATGATTGTCAATGACAGCGATGACCATGTGCCTGTCGTTTACGAAAATGGGCACTGGTATCCGATGACACTCGGGTCCGCTCTTCAGTAAGCGACAAAACATTATCTCTTAAAACAGCCGCCTCCGGGCGGTTTTTTCATATCTGGAGAACACTCTCATGGACTGGACAACCCTGTTCCAGACGGTCCTGCCGTACCTGCCTGCGCGGTATGCGGGGGACATCGTCTCGATCCTCACCTTCCTGATCGCGGCGGCCGCTCTGGCCATGCGCTTCTGGAAACCACCTGCGGCCGGCAGCAGGCTGGCGCTGCTCTACAAGATAGTCGCAGCCCTGGCGCAGTCGAAAGGCTGGAACACGAACGCCTATCAGCCCGATGCCAAGGCCCTGATGATCCCGGCCGAGGCCAGCCGCACGATCGAGGCCGCCAAGCTGGGTCTTGATCCGGCTTCCACCCATCCCAGGGCGGGCGCGCCTCCCAAACCGACCGCCTGACCCGAAGGAGGTAGGCTCCCGCCTGTCAGACCGCTCTTTCTTCCGCCGCCCTCTGAGGCGGTTTTTTTATGTCCGGAGACATCATGCGCAATCGCTTTCTCGCCCTCAGCCTCGGTGCCCTTCTTCTCGGCTCCACGACCGCCTGCACCACGACCGCCAATACGGCCAGCTTCAATACGGCCGCGCTCAACAGCGACGCCACGGCCATCGCCTATGCCGTCCAGGCGATCGAAAGCATCCCCGAACTGGAAAGCCATCTGTCTGCTGCAGACAAGGCGAAGTTCGACAACCTGGTCGCGCAGATCCGCAGCGTGACGGCGCAGGTGGCGGCCAACTCGAACGGCTCCATCACGGTGGCGACTGGTAAGGACTGGGCGAAGAGCCTCGGCACGGATCTCGAAACCCTGCTGGCGATCGCAACCCCGATCGTGAAGGTCTACTCGCCCTCGGCTGCGACCTACATGCAGACGGTCCAGGCGATGATTCCGCTGGTTGAAGCGCTGGCCGGTGTCACGGCCGCACCTTATGCCGCACCTCTCCAGTCGCCGGAGCTGGTCCGCGCCCGGATCTATCAGGGCGTCTGATCTTTCGATCCCGACCAGCATCAGGGGGAGCGCCTTTTGGCTGCTCCCCTCTTTTTTTGTATCCGGAGATCCCATGCAGGACAGAAGACTGGGCAAGCGCGCCCCGAAACATGATCCGCGCACCTATCGCCTCGGCCGGGTGCTGGCCGTGCGCCTGCCGGCCGTGCCCGCCGCGCAGGACTGGTCGCAGAACGTGCCCTATCAGATGTGGGGCAATGACCGCTTCGGCTGCTGCGCGTTCGCCGCTCACGCTGCCCTGGTGGCGACCTGGACGAAGGCCGCGCAGTCTCTGGTCATGCTCTCGACCGAAACGGTGCTGGACAACTATGCGGCGCTGACAGGCTTCGATCCGGCCACCGGGGCCAATGATGACGGCACCATTCTGCTGGACGAACTCAACGCCTGGCGCCGTAACGGCCTGCTCCGCCCCGGACAGACCCGCGATTACCTGACCGCCTATGGCTCGATTGTGCCCACGGACGTCGTGGGCATCCGCCGTGCCATTGCCTATCTGGGCGGCGTGCTGGCCGGTGTGCAGGTGCCGCAAGGCTTCCTCGATCTGGGTCTCGGTGAAACCTGGGACTGGGATGCCATCTCCAACCATACGCCTGCCGGGGGCCATGCCATCGCGCTGGTGGGTTACAATCCGGACGGCGTGTTCTTCAACACCTGGGGCACGCGCACCTTCATGCCGTGGAGCACCTTCACGCGGATCGCGGATGAAGCCTATGGCCTGCTGTCGCGCGAGAACTGGCTGGGCATTCCCGGCACGGCTCCGACCGGTGAGGACTTCGACGCGCTGCTGGCGGAAGTGAGGGCCGCATGAATAACGAAAGAAATCCGCACCTCTTTCCCACTATGCGAAAGGCGAAGAAAGGCTTTCGCGGCACAATGTCGGCAAAAGCGAGGACCGCATGACCACGGTTCACAATCTCACGCCGTCCCCGCTGCGGACGGTGATGCTCCAGTCCTGCACCGGGCTGTTTGCCCAGGTGATGTGGACGCCGAAAGCTTCGGCTGACTGTCTGGACTATGTGCTGGACTTCTCCACCCTGCTGGCCGGCACAGGCGACACGCTGACCGCGATCCGCTCTGCCGTCGTCACCACGGCCACGGGCGGGGAGTATGACCTCAAGGTCATGTGGTCGGCCGTGGCGGGATCGCTGGTCGTGGCCTTCCTCGCCAGCGGGCAGCCCAATACGGCGCAGAAGATCCTCTTTGAGATCACGACCCAGCAGGGCCGCGTCTATTCCGTGATGGCGGTCCTTCAGATCACGACGCTGACCGTGGCGACGACGCCGCCCGGTGACTTCCCGGCCGATATGCTGACGAACGGCAAGGTGCTGATCGCCGGCATCGAGGCCCTGCCTTCGGGCTATTCCGCGAACGGCCGCGTCGTCATGGCGACGGAAGATGCGGCTCCTGTGGGCACGCCATCCTTCGAGAGCGTGACAGCCGGGACGTATTCCGGCGATGGCTCCGGGCTGGAGGTCACGTCCGGTACCAAAACCCAGACCATCGCGGAATGGATTGCGGCGCTGTCTTCGGGCGGAGCTCAGGGCGTCGGCATCAAGGCGATCAACCTGGCGCAGGATCCTGTTGTCGCGGGCCAGCCGTCCACGGTGACGCTGACGGCCACGCTCACGGACGGTACGGCGACCGCCCCTGCGACTTTCGAAGTTCCAACCGGTGCTGCAGGAGCAGCCGGTGTGCCTGGTCCGCAGGGCATCAAGGGCGATACAGGGGCGAGCGGGGCAACCGGGCCAGCTGGTGCACCCGGCTCCGACGCGAATGTCACGGCGGCGAATATCAAGACGGCACTCGGATACGCCCCGGCAGCTACGGTGCCGCAATGCACGGCTGCTGAACTGCCGAAGAGCGGCACGGTCGGGGACGCCGTCTTCTGCACGGATGCGACCAGTGGCCTTCAGGGCCAGACATTTCCGGCGGAGGGATGCTATCTCTTCTGGAACGGGGCCGCATGGGTCGATTACATGGGGTTCGCCTACACCACGGGAAATTTCCCAGGCGGTACGGCCCATATCACTGCTCAGAAAATCACGGCGTCGTACGAAGCTGACATCGCAGCTGGATACGTCTACGGGTATTTTGCTTTCCAGAGCGATGCAGTTCTGGACATGCAGAATAAGACAACAATCACCAGCAGCACCGGCAATACGCTCGCGGCCATCAAAGGCAATACCAGTACATCCCAGAATGTCGCCAGTGCGCTGGCCTGGGCGAAAGATGCCCGAGGCCCGGGCGAAGCGGCGGGCGCAGGTACCGGGCGCTGGATCTATAAAAACACTGTGGGCGTATGGTGCGATTTCGCGACCGGGACGGAGGCACTGGTATGAGGGCGTTGGCACTCTGCGGGCTTCTGACCCTCTCGGCCTGCTCGGCTGGATCGGTCGCACCCGTGACAATCAGTCAGGCCATTGCCGGCGTTCAGGCCGATCTGACGAAGGCCGGTGTCGTTAGCGTGTCTGGTGTCCAAACATGGACAGCGGATCAGGCTGCCCGGTTCGACGCGAATGTCCGGGCCATCCAGTGCGCTCAGCAGACGTCAGATCCGGTCGTGGCGATGATTGCCGGGCCGGTCACGATGGACCTGTCGGGGACATTCAGCCAGTCGGGATCGTTCTCTGTCTCCGCGTCGTCCGCCCTGCCGGTCTTCGGGCTTCAGGCCGATGCCAGCCGGACGAAAGGCCAGACTCTGAACGTCCCGGTGCAGTTCGTGCCGCTCTCTGCCTTGGCTGATGCCGAGGCTGGGCGGGAAGTCGGTTATGCCGGGGCACTGCTCGGACAGAACGATGCTGTGCGGCAGGAGGTGGCCGCACGAATTGAGAAAAGCCGATCTGCGCTGGCAGCTCACATTACGGCGTTACTCTCGGGATATTCTGAAATCTGCCATCAGAATGAAGGGCGATCATTCGTAGGGATGCGGCACGGTGCATGACCTTTCCCACCTTACGAGAGCAAATTTAGGTTTGACACTAGGACGATTCGGCCCTTGATATTCCGTTAGAGAAATTTACAGGTTTTACCATACAAGACATTGTTTTATATGGTTTTATCTAGTTGCGTCAGGTCCACCAAATTCCTCAGACTTCAAGAAATTCAGATGCTTTTGGCTGATCTCATTGCCTGCGGGAGTCAGAACATTCTGTTCGTGACAACGGTGTAATCCGCTCTGGTATCCAGACCCAGAGCGTGAGCTACATCAGAACGACATTCAGATGAAAAATCGTGTTGTTTTCAGGTAGTTCATGAGCCTCCGACGTCGCAGGATAACGCGCCAAGGCGTCAGAATACGGGTCAGGAGCCACATTCTGTTCGCATGGCGGTCTATCCTGCTCAGACCGGCTTGTCCTGATGAATGGAAATACTGTTTGAGCGAATAAAAAGCCTCAAGCTGTGGGAACTGCTTCAGAAGCTCAACATAGGACGCAATGAAGCGCCCCTGCCACGGACGTGCTTTTGAGAACCATGGCTTTTCAGCGCCCGTGAAATGAATGATTGACGGCCGCACAGTGTTCACGAAATTATTTTCGGCGAACATGGTCGTGAAATTGTATTTGGGTGACATAGGCAGTCTTCTGCCGACACACACGGCGTTTAGAGCGCTCTGATCGTGGAACATGCAGTCTTTGGAGTGATTGACGAAATAATCAAATGCTTCTTTGCAGAGATTGATCCATGTCTCACGCTTTGCAGCCAGAATTCCTGCATTGAAATAATCCGACTCATGCGAAACCCCGAGTTTTTTGAGGTATTCGCGCGTTTTTTCTCCAGATTTGTCATGTTCTTTTGCTTTAAGAAAATGTCGATCAATAGCACCCAACATTTTGCCATCCGGAATGTCGGCATTCGCCAGATCGAAAATTGACCCGACGACCTGAACATCCCCGTCAATATACAGGATGTTCTCATATTTCGGATCTATACACGGACCTGTAAAAAAACGTCCCAAAGTTGAAATCGAAATATGTGTTTCTCTGAACGAAAGAGATTCCTGTTCGCTCAATACTTTATCAAGATCAAGCTTGATGGTCGTAATGCCGTGATCTGTGACGAGATCCGTGATCGTACGGAAATCTTCATCATTAAGATCCGTTGTGAACAAGAAGAGATCCGCGACACTCATCGTATCTTTCTGTCGGCTGATCTGCAGCATCGCGAGGATGCTTGGTACTAGGAAATTCCTATCCGCGACAAAGATAATTGCAGTTTTATGTCCCAAAACAGGATCCCTTCTCGTTACAACGCCGTCAGATTTTCTTTTGAAGATGCCATACTATTTCATAACTGTTTAGTTAATATTTTTCTCGGCATTGTCCTGTCGATCGCTCTGCAGGATAACGGAAAAATAATCTCACAATAACGGATTGCAGACATAGTATTCATTGCCTGCATCCATCTGGCATTAGAGGTAATCATATCGATGGCTGCCCTGCGGAGCAGCACTGATGTCACACCAGACTCATGTTGCGGACGTCGATCATTCCGAAATCCGTAATCTTGAGATGGGGGATGACCGGGAGGGGCAGGAACGCCAGTTGCAGGAACGGCTCCTCTAAAACCACGCCCATCTCTTTCGCGGCCTGTCGCAACACGATCAGATCATCGCGCACCTGTTCATAGGGGGCATCGCTCATCAGCCCTGCGACGGGAAGACGCAGTTCCGCCAGCACCTGTCCATCACGGACGGCCACGAAACCGCCGCCGGTCTTTTCCAGATGGTTCACCGCGCAGGCCATATCGGCGTCACTGGTTCCGACGACACAGATATTATGGCTGTCGTGTCCGACTGAGGATGCCAGTGCTCCACGTCCGAGGCCGAAGCCACGAACAAAACCGCGCCCGATATTGTCGTTATGCCCGTGCCGCGCCACGACGCAGACCTTTGCGATATCCTGCGCGGGGTCAGGCAGAACGGCACCATCGTCTTCCGGAAGATCCAGACGCAGGAATTCGGTAATGATCTGTCCCGGAATGATCCCCATGACCGGACGATCTGTGCCGCTGCCTTCAATCCACATATCTCGCGCGCTCACCGGGTTTGGCAGTTGCACGCTGTCCAGCCCGACGGGTGCCACGATCTCGCGCGCGGCAAACAGTGCATCGTTCACCAGACGACCGGCGGAAATGACATCCGACACCTGACAGCGCTCCAGATCGTCGAGCAGGACGATATCCGCGCGCTTGCCGGGCGCGATTTGTCCGCGATCTTTCAGGCCAAAGGCATTTGCGGCCGAGAGAGAAGCCGCCCGGTATGCAGCCAGAGGCTCCACACCGAGTTCGATCGCCCGGCGGATCAGGAAATCCAGATGGCCTTCATGAGCAATTTCGAGCGGATTGCGGTCATCGGTGCAGAAGGCAAAGAACGGCGATGTGGCGACGTTCAGCAGCGGGACCAGGGCTTCAAGATCCTTGCAGACAGAGCCTTCGCGGATCAGGACTGTCATGCCTTTCCGAACTTTCTCCAGCGCTTCTTCGGCTGCTGTCGCCTCGTGATCGGTCGAAATTCCGGCTGCCAGATAGCCGTTGAGGGCCTTGCCGCGCATGAGAGGCGCATGGCCGTCGATATGGCCGTCCGCAAAGGCCGCGAGTTTGTCCAAGCAGCCCGGATCGCCGTTCAGAACGCCCGGGATATTCATGAATTCGGCCAGGCCGATTACTTTGGGATGGTTTCGATAGGGCAGCAGATCATCGACATTCAGAACCGCTCCCGACGTCTCCATAGCTGTTGCCGGTACGCAGCTTGAGAGATTGACCCGCAAATCCATGATGGTCCGCTCGGCCGCGGTTAGAAAATAATCGAATGTGGCGCGGCCCAGCACATTGGCCATTTCGTGCGGATCACAGATGGCGGTCGTTACGCCATGCGGCAGGACGCAACGGTCGAATTCAAACGGCGTGACGAGTGATGATTCAACATGCAGATGCGTGTCGATGAAGCCCGGCACGGCGATCCGGCCTGCACCGTCAATCGTCTGCACACCGTCATAGTCACCATAAGTCCCGACGATCCGGTCGCCACATATGGCGATATCGGTGGGAACAAGATCACCCGTAACCAGATCGAACAGCCGGACATTGCGGATGACCAGATCAGCGGGTTCGCGTCCCTGCCCCTGAGCCACCCGGCGCATGATGGTTTTCTGCAT